CACGCCATTGGAAGTGGCTTAAAAATACCGTGTGTGGATTGTTGCCCCACCCGTCTCTGATTTCGGTGATGCCGACCATTCCGACTTCCACGAACGCTTCAGCTAGTTTCGTCAGCGTGCGGCTGGAACTGCGCATTTCGTGGTTGCCGAGAATCAGATGCCTGTTCTTGCGTGGTACATGCAGGTTTTGGATGCGCATTATCGCCTGATCGACGCTCCACGTGCTGCCGGAACTGATGTCTCCTAGGATGTAGAGTTCGTCTTCCTCGCCAACATACGTGTTGATGCTTCTGATGATGTCGGCATCATGCTTCCGCCAGTCAACACAGTTCTTGAGCGGCTTATGCTCATGTTCGGCTTGTTGTTTGATCGACGCATCCTTAGCGTATCCGGGTAGCGCGTATCCGCGCAGCGCGGCCACGAACGGATGCGCGAAATGCAAGTCACTAGTGAACCACTTCATCCTTAACACCGCCCTATTTCATTATCCATCCCATACTGCTTATCCCATTTACCCAATGCTTCCAAAATGTTCGGCAGTCCAAAATAGTCGTAGTATTCGCTGTAACGTTCGCCGCTTTTCGTCTCGAATGCGATGGTCAGCATTTCGGGGTCATCGCCACAGGTTTCGCAGACCGCTTCGCAGAATGGCGAATAATCGTAGCCGACTACTCGTACCGGCCGATAGTCGCTTCCGTCGAACAGTTCCGGTGATTCGACTTGCAACACGCGCATCAGCAGTTCGTTCGTTGATTTACTGGTGGTGTCCTCTGCCATACTCCCCTACTTTCCGTTGACTTCGATTACCAGTTCCGTGTCACCATGAACGGTCGCCTTGATATCGTCATTGAGCTGATTCGACAGGTGCATGATGATGTCGGTGACAGTTTCGTAATTCAGTTTCGGGGCAATGATGATGTTCCCACAGCCGTCGGGCACGGCTTCGATATCGTTGCTGTACACCGGCATGGAGTATTGCGTCGCTCTTAACTCCTTGAGTTTCCCTGACATGACGATTTCGCAATTGTCTAAAATGATTATCTTCTCGCCTAAGTGCGTGGCGTTCAGATGGTCCGCTGTGATGATTGTCTGCTTGCTCACCAGAGCCAACCTCCCCCAATGAACTGCCAACAGTCCGAGTCCGTTTCAATCTCGATGATTCGCAAGTCCGGGAATTTCTCGCGGGCAAGCTTGGTTACGCGTGTCTCCGCTTGTTCGCATGTCGTGTAAACGCCCATGATACTTACGAATCCCGCAGTGCATGACGTTTCGCCCATGTGCATTGGGGCGTCAGTGAACGAATCGGGATTATATGGTTGATCCCGGTACTCGATGTATTCGTTGTGATCCTGTGCGTTCGCAGTTACTAGGTAGATTCGCATGACGCGCTCACTTTCCACTGATTTTGATTGTCTCGCTCATTTCACATATCCCCCTAGTTCTCGTTGGTAATTCTTTCGGAGGATGTTTCCGGGCGTGGGAATGTGGTGCCGTGGCTGTTCGTGATCCGTTCCAATTCCATGAACTCTTCGACCGACATGGTGACGCTTATGTTCGTGCAATCATCCGTTATCGTGATGTATTCGGTTGGCGTTTGATGCGTCACGCCGTTTTCGTCATATCGCACGGCATACGTATCGACGATTTTCAGAATCACGCCATTCATGACGTTCTCCCATGTGGCTATCAGCCTTGACGGAGTGCGTATGCCCTCCGCTTTTATCTTGTCTGTGCTTTGGTAGTGGAATCCGAGTTTTATCAGCTTGTCTATGAACGGGGTTGTTTTCTTGGTGAAGTCGAGTACCGTCAATGTGTCTCCTTGGTGGTGGTGCAGATTCTCAATCAGCGTTGAGAGAACGTCCCGTGATTCTAGTTGATGCCACTGCTGCCGAATCCTTTCTCGCCACGTTCGGTAGAATCCAGTTCGTTGACTGGCTCGAATTGCATGTGCGCGTATGGTAGGAACACGATCTGCGCTATCCGGTCTCCCTCATGGATTTCAAACGCCTGTTCGCCCATGTTTCTGAGGATTACGCCGACTTCGCCACGATAGTTCGCGTCGATTACACCAGGCGCGTTCATCACGGTGATGTTGTGTTTCAACGCCAAGCCTGAGCGTGGGCAGATTAGGCCGACGTATCCAGCTGGAATAGCCATGTATACGCCTGTGTGTACGAGTGTTTGACTACCCGCGCAGATGATCGTGTCCTCGTTGGAACGTAGGTCTGCTCCACCATCGTTCGCGTGAGCGTAGCCAATATTGTTTGTCTTGCCGCTGATCTGCAATTTAGTCTCCGAACTTTTCGAGAATGAGTACGCCTATGACGCCGATAATCCAGGCGATTATGAGAATGATTACGATACCCGCCAATGCGAGTAGTGGTATCCAGATTGGTGCCAATACCCATATCCATGAGTATGGGAATTGGCCCCCGATTTTCAGGAGTGCCAACATGCCTGATAGCAGTAGGAGGATTAGCGTGCAGTCGATGTTGACTCGCATTATTAGTCCTCCGTGTAGAAAGTGAGCGTGTGGAGCTTTTTCTTCGCGTTCAATTGCTCTCCGAACATGCCGTACTGTTTGACTGGTTCGATCACGTCTCGCATGTGATGCGCGTGATAGGTGATGGTCTTGCCCTTGTCGGTGATGCTGATGGTGGTGGTCATTGCCGGTTGTCCTTTCCGACGAGTCCCCAAATATCGTCCACTGGAGTGGTTTGCTGCATCAGCATGTACACGTCCGCGATGCAATAGATTGGGTGTCTGCCTTCCTTGCGTACCGGGGTGAGCTTGCCCCTGTGCGCCCATGATTTCAACGTGTTCGCGGATACGAGGTATCCAGCCTGTTGGAGTTTGCTTCTAATGTCCGAAGCAGTCCCCGTGTAAGTGCTGTGTTTGATCTTGTCTTGCATGAGTGTCCTCAAAAAGTTGATGTTCCAAACGTTCCTGCATCCACGGCATTTGACTTGTTTTGCCGTCTCGTCAGCGCTTAACGGCATGTTGCAGTCGGTGTTGGGGCAGTTGCCCAAGCTAACCGTATGGCCTTGATTCAACAGGCGCTGGCATTTGTCGCGGGCGATGCGGATTTCAAGCGCGTACACGGGTGTTGCCGTTGAGCATAGACACGCGGGTTCGCCTTGCTTGGTTTTCTTCACGGCTATCCGCTGCGCCAACACGTTCAACGGATCGTGATTCAGGTATTCGACGCCTAAGCATTTAGCGAACGCGGATAGTGTGCCCCACACGCTATCATCCCGTTCGTCTCCCTCATACAGCAGGTCGAACACTTGCTCCCTCAACGGCGGATTATCAGAGTATCCTCCCCCGCCACCATCAGCGTCATGATTCTTGTTGATGCGGTTCATCTTGTCGGTTTCCAAAAATCCGATGTTCTTCGTGAACCATTCCAAGTCGGCTAGGAGCCGCTGTTCACATTCAGGGCAGAGTTGCCTGGTATCGTCTCGTTCACGCCCGCAACGCAATAGTTTGCAGTCAGCCAATCGCACGCCTTCCAAAATCATGGTATGTTGATTCCGCACCGGTGCCCGAAGGCGTGCGATTAATGCCGGAACATGTCTAGTATACCGGTTGCACCCAACCTTGCAACCGGTATTGGATTAACGTCTCAAACAGTCTCCCGCTTCCGTTTTCTCTTCTCGGGATGAAGCAGGTAGTAGTTGCGTTCGTAGGCCGCCTGTTCCTCACGGCTGAAATGGTGGAATGTCGGACGATGCGCAAGCTTGTATCGGCGGTTGTATTCCAAGACTTGCTCACGGTGGGCCATCCGCCACTGTCGCGTGTGCTCACGTTTCCGTGCGAGCTGTTCCGCAGTAAGCTTGACCGGCTTTTTCGACGCTTTCGCCTTCTTCTTTCCGACTGGCGGCTTCTCAGACGGCTTGCGCCTACCACGACGAAGAACTGCTATGTCAACCGCGAACATTTTCATGATCTCGTCGGCGGTAGGCTCATTCATTCCGTTTGCTCCAAGTCCTTGCCGCTAGCATTGTTCCAATCGCAGGAAAGACCGCCTCCCCCCTTGTAGGTGTCGAAGTTGATGCATGTCACGGTTCTGCCGTCGTGCAACTTGATTCTGCACTCATCGGCCGTGAAGTCGCCTCGCACATCAATGCAGTCACTACCGTCTTCAACATCGTCAGCATCCGCTTCGTTCTCGCATCCGGCCAGCGGGAAAACCATCGCTACGGCCATAAGCACGGCCATTAGCCCTCGTTGAATATTCTTGTTTCCTATCATTTCGTCTCCTTGATTGTCTTATCCCGTCGATTTCGACGGGTTTGAATGTGGTCTAGAAGTGTTTTGCCATCCAGTCGGCGATGAACAACGCGACGATCGACGCAAACGACGCGAAAGAAAGCAAACCGAAGACAATGGTGAAAACAATCAAAACAGCCTTCATTCCGTCACCGCCTTACGTGCCACTTCGAGCACTTCTTTCGCCCGCGCGATGTAGTCTTCCTGATATCCGCAGATTTCACCGGCGTAATCCCATGCATCGTCTTCGTCCTTCGCCACATAGTCGCTTTCGATGCCATCCCATTCGCAGCTGTTCCAGCAGAGCCGTTTCGCCACGGCCTCCACCTCGGCGTCGGTTGGTGGAGCGGAACGTCCGGCCATGTACGCTGTACCGGCAAGCTCACGAACCGTCTGAAAAGTCAAATCATCATCCATGCCACGCTCGTAAGCGTTGGCCTCGTCAAGCATGATGCTCAATTAGTCCTCTTTCCGTTAGCTTTGACCATGGCCCACAGGATTTCGCTTGCCGGACGCCTCCTGTATGACAGGTCGTTGTAGGACTGCACATAGTCGAGAATCAGTTTCGAGCCGGTCGAATCCGGTGTCAGAATCGCGTTCACTCGCGGCGGCACCATCTTCTGCCATACGATCTCGTCACACAGTTCCTTCGTGCAGACCAGATAGTTCTGATCGCCGTAGAACGTCAGTCCGTTGCCGCTAGTGAAGTCAGCCATGCATGACTTGACCTCGTAGAACTCGAAGCAGCCTTTCTCGACGCTTGCGGGCACCGGCTCACCGTTGATGTTCCAGGGCTTGAAGCCCACGTAGTCCACGCGCCTTTCGTCGGGCGTGTTACGGTCGAAATTGACCTCGCTCGCCCAAAAAGCGGTCTGATTCCTCAACCTCTTCTCCACCAGCTTGGACAGCATGGCGGTGGTCTCAGCCCTGCTCATTTCTTCCTCCTGAAGTACTTGTATTCACCGTGATGGAACAGGAACAGGTGAAGTCTCCACACCTTGACTGCCAACAATCCCTTGAGCGTGATCGCATACCCGCCATGGACACGCTTCATGAGCTTCCTATCGGCCAATGATTCAAGTATTCGGGGAAGCTCTTGGTTCTCTCGTTGTTGCCAGATGTAGTTCATCCCCTCAGCGATATACAGGCAACACATGTCCTTGTCGTATTGACTAATCATCATTAGCCTCCCTCTCAAGGATGTAGACGTTCGTCGCGGTGACGGCGTTATTACTCAATTCCGTTGGTGGCATGATATCCACCCGCAGAATCTTCCAACCCTCGTTCAGCAACTTTTCAAACACACCCATATTCATCAAGGTGCGCTCATCGCCGTAATCACTCCAAAAAAGTGGGCAAACCTTGTACCGTTTATTCATTTCGCGTCCTCCTTCATGAAGACAATCCAGTGTGTTCCCGTGCGGTTCGGCTGCTTGTTGCCGAAGAGTGGCTTGTGCGCTGTGAGCTTGAGAATCTGCGATACGGGTATCTGTGTCTCATTCCATTTGAAAATCAACACTCCATGCTCTTTCAGGACGCGGAAGCACTCGCTGAACATGGTCTTGAGGTCAGCTTTCCACGTCTCTTGGTCGAGGCAACCGTATTTCTGCGCCATGTAGCTCGTTTCCCCCGCAT